GTCTTAAGAGCTAAAAGTGAATTATCATCAATATTCTTTGGAACAACAAATGTTTTTCCATCTTTGATGTTATTTACAACATTAGCAGCAGTAACAATTTCATCTTGATTTTGTTCAATAATCTTGAGCAAATCAATATGCCTTTGGCTTACTGTAATCTTTGCTTCTCTAGTGTTGCTGCTACCGCCAAGTAACATAAGTTGGATATCAGATAAACCTAATCCTTCCATTGAAACTTTGTCATTATTGTCATCATTCCAGTTATTTAATGATTGAATTGGTAAAGGCATTATTTTCTCCTATCTTGGTATTCTGTTGAGATAGCCCTTGCCATCAGCAACATTTTGTTCATATGTATTTTCATAAGTAAAATTATCTAAAGAACCATCATTAGCACTTTCATCCATACCAACTGATTTTGTTGTTGGGCCTGGATCAACGTATGCTATTCCTGTACCTGAAGGACCATGTAGTTTAGCTTCAGTGTTTTGCTCGTCTGGCTCATCACTTTCACCATCATCATAATAATCTGGTGATCTAAAACGGTCTTGCTTATCTAATCTTGCGTTATCTGCGTTTTCAAATTCTTCTTCAAGGTCACTATATGGAACTTTGCCAACATAATCGTGTTTAGTGACAGAAAATGATGGAGTAATTTGTGCCATTCTTAAAAGCTCAGAGAAAATATTATCTGATGCTTTATATAATCCTATTTTATCTAAATTATGCGCAAGCTTAATTCTTGAGGCAACAAAATTACTTTTCATACTTGGTTTTTTATCAAATTAAGGTCTATTTTCCTGCTAATTCTTTTTTACAAACATCTAATGCATTAACTATAGTTTTATCCATATCATAATATTTGTAGTTTCCTAATCTTCCACCAATAATAAGATTCTTTTCTTTATCAGCTTCTTGTCTGTATTTTTCATATCTTCCATTATTAATAAAATCATTAATAGGATAAAATGGTTCTTCAGCAAAATTTTTATTGTATTCTTTTGAATATTCGAATGTTATATAATCTTTTTCTGATTTACTAAATGCAAAATATTTATGTTGTATTATTCTTGTCCATTCAATATTTAAAGAAGGGTATGTAACAAGTGCAGTTCCTTGAAAATCAGAATTAATTTCGTGATGTTTATGAATTAAAGTTCTGTATTCTAAATCACCATACTTATATTCAAATAGTCGATCTATAGGACCAGTGTAAACAACTTTTTCAGCTAAAGAATCAAAGTAAGATTTTTCACCAAAATAATCACAGTTCAAATGTACTTCAATATCTTTGAGTAAATTTTCAAATATAGCTGTGTAACCTTTATCAGGTATTCCTTCATAAACATCTGAGTCAGAATAATATCTATCGTTGTAGTTTAGTCTAATAGGAATTCTTTGTGCGATTGCTGCTGGTAATGATTTTGGGTCTCTACCCCATTGCTTTTTTGTATAGCCATAAAAAAACATCTCATATAATGTTTTTCCCATAGTGCTTAAACAATATTCTTCAAAATTTTGCGGATCAGAAATATTTACCCTATCTTGATTAATTTTATTTATTGCATTTTGTGGGTTATAAGCTTCTGGCCATACTTGTTGTATTGTGTTTAGATTAATTGGTAGGGAATATATTTTGTTATTAATATTGGCCTTGTTTCTCAAAGTAAAATTATTAAATGTTGCAAACTGATTAATATATTCCCAGACATATTTTAAAGATGTGTGAAAAATATGCGGACCATATTTATGAATATGATAATCTTCGTAAGGCTCTGAATAGCAGTTGCCACCAATATGGCTTCTTTTATCAATAACTAAAACTTTTTTACCAATCTTATTTGCTTCATATGCAAAAATGGAGCCGAATAAACCGGCTCCAACAATTAGATAATCATATTTTGACATATAATTATTTTACATATTTTATGCCCAAGGAACTCTCGGATAATTTCCTTGACCTTGCATTAACGGGTTGTCATCAAATCCAATAGGTTCATTACCAAAGTTATTTCTATCATATTGGGTTTTCTCATATGAATCCCCATGGAGTTGCTGCTCTAAAGACATGGTTGTGTTGTTTCTTTTATCATAGTTTTTGGCTGAACTATTTCCGCTAAAATTTGCTTTAGCATCAGGATCAACTATTTCTTCATTTTGAATGTTTTCTTCATTCCATAATCCACTAGGATTAGGATTATTTTCTTTTAATAAATCATCAAAATATTGATCTAATTCAGCACCATTTACTAATAATGGAGCCTTACCCATAGGTACTTGATTTTTAGTAGCCTGCCACCAAGCATCTGCATCACCCGGTTCAACTTCGTTTATTTGATCTCTTCTTCTGTAGTTGAAGTCTATAGCTACTCTTTCATTAGATTTTGAAGAATAATGAACTCTTTCAGGTTTGATTTGTGCTGGAACATCATCCTCATAATCAAACTTTTGACCATCTTTGTATTTTCTACGAGCTTTTAAAGATTCTTCCATCGTAGAGTTTTGAATTTTTTCGTGATGTGGATTAGCTTTCATTTGAGTTGCTGCTTTTTCTAACATGTGCTTATGAGCACGTAGCTTGGTTCTCAACTTGAAAGCATTTCTTTCATCCACATCCAAAATATCAAGATTGTTTACAGCATCATCTTCTTTGAATGTATGCTGGGGAACTAATCTTGCTTCCATATTTCTTTCTGGCTCATCTGGTGCATATTGATGAATTCTTGAAATAATTGCCTCAAAAGATGCATCATCAACAAACTGGTTAAAATTACCAGGAGTTTGACCACCTTTGCCAATAGGGCTCCCGCCAGGAGACCAAGCACCAGAACCAGCTCCGCCTACACCACCGAAGCCTGCTGCTGTTCTGATATTTTTATTTTGATTGGCCATTATTATCTCCAAAACACTAGAAATATTGTTATCTTATTCTTGTGCCTGTATTGATTAACCTTGACTTAGGAAAAACTATAGCTATCTTTGAAAAAATTGCTTCATATGCTACAGCCGCAACTGCATCACAAATATCATCTTTATATCCTTTCAAAGATTCAATGATAAATCTATTCCCTTTCCATTTTTTTTGAAGAAATAAGAATTGAGTTTTTGCTTCTTTTATTTCCTCTAAAGGCAATACATTTCCCCTAGCGTCTGTGTAAAGTCCACCAGACATATCATAAATATCAATTCTGTCTTCTCTTAACAAAGTGGCAAGCTCAGTATAGATAGTTTCTTTGTATTGTTTATTAAATGTTTTTTCTACAATTGGAATTCTCATGTTTTTCAATTTAATAACAGAAGATTGAGAGTTCCATTGGTCAATACTTACTTGCTTAAATCTAAACTTTTGATGGAGATAAAGAATGTAATCTTCCACTTCTGTTTCTGAAACTGGTTGATTTTTTGTTTTAGGATTCCAGAAATGGACATGGTCAATAACAACTCTTCTTAAAGGTTTTCCATCTTGACCATTAGTTCCATACATTATTTCACAATGACCAACTGCTAAAGCATAATAGTCTGAAGTTCTTGCAGGGTCTATATGGCAAAAATAATCATAACAACTATGACCAAGTTCTAGTCTTTTAACCATATTAGAAGAAGAAAACATTCTATTGATCGAATCTTCTGTAAACATTGGATCAGAAGATGATGCGCCAAACTCAGCCCCATATTGCATTTGATATTCAGTACCATTCTTAAGTTTTTCTGACTCAAGAAAGTCTCTATCGATATTAGGGTTAACAAGCCAAGTTGGACCTCTCATTACAAGAGTTGATGGGTCTTCTAGTCTATTTTCGTGTAGGTCATATAGTAAACCGATTGGACCTTTAGGGTTGGAAAGCATCATCATCTTGCCATCACGGCCAAATGTTGCAAGAGATGGTTTTAGGTCGTTATATAAATCGTAGTCAAGGCCAGAATCAGGATTATCACCAGCCATTGCAGCAATTTCGTCCATGATTACACACCAACAAGTAAGACCAACAAGACCCGAAGCACTACTTGAACCGCATTTAAGTACTAATGAACCTGAGAATAAGTTAAGTCCTACAGTTTCTCTTCTTTCATTTTCTTTACGGTCATTTTCAGTAAAAAACCGCATCTCTAATTCAGTATCTTTTCCAATATATGGTTGAAAGAATGGAGAAGCTAAGACTGTCTGTTTGATTTTAGCGAAGATAGCATTTTTAGCTTGTTCTTCATTTCTAGCAACATTTAAAAGATATATAGAGTCAAATTCCATCAAACCATATCTAGCTTGAGGATGGCCCATGCAAATCAGTCTATAAAGTTCATACAAGGCAATGGTAGACACTAGGAATGATTTTCCAGAACGTCTACCAAGTACTAAAACAAGTTCTTGAAATTTAAACCTTTTGGTACATTTATCTAGAATTTGCGCCCTTAATTTTGGGTCAAATTCTTCTGATTCAAACAAATCCATTTCTGTTTGAAAGTTATCAATAAATGGCCTTTCTTCAAGTTCTTCTACTTTTCTTAAAGAGTCAGGGTTTGTAGCATTATTTTTTTCATTTTCATATCGTTCTTTTACGATATCTTGGTCCATACGGCTACAAGTTAAGCATGGAGAATTAATCACTGAAAACGAAGCTTTATATGGTCGATTTTGCCTTGACATTTCAATCGACTTTTCTTCATTTTTCTTTACAAATTCCCATACACATCCATTACATCCAACTCTTTCTTCTTGCGGGATATCTTGGATAACTAAATCTGTGTTGCCTTCTTGACCCATGTAGAAGCATTTAAGAATAAGTCTTTGTAAAGGGTATGGCTTAAGATTACAGAAATAAGGATGTTCGATGAATTTTACAATATCAACAATTTGGTCTGGGTTGAATCTTGTTTTCTCAGGTTGTAATGGAGGGGCAACTTCAGCTCTTACGTTAGGTACAATTTCATCAGCAAATTCTTCAGCATATTCAGACTCTTTGAATTTTTCTTGTGCTTGATTTGCTTGTTGGATAAGCTGCGATCTAATTTCAGCTTGTGTTAATGTAGCTTTTGAAGCATTTTTTCTCATTAGTTATCTTGCTTAAGCTTGTCTCTCAAACTCTTCATTTGATCTCTGACTAGCTTTTTGTCATACTCACTGTTAAATTTTTCGTGCAAATCCCATAAAATATCAAAAATATTAAAAGCAAAAACGCCTTGATTATCTCTCCTGTCTTTCAGGTCCATAATCTTGCCAATAAGTTTTTCAACCATTGCGGCACGTTTTAATTTCAAGTCATTACTTTTAGAACAATCCATACCACGAATATCATCAAGTTCAACCATCAAAGCAGTTAGGGCAAGTTGATTTTCTCTAAATATCCAAGGAGCAATTAATTCTTCTCTTTGCTCATAATTCTTTAAACCAGATGTAACAAGTTTCTTAAAGTCACAATGGCTATCCATATGAGTTGAAACTTGTGACCAGTTAAGCTTTGCATGATAATGACGTTCAAAAAACTTGATAACTGATTGAGATTTTTTACCACTTTCAAGAAAAACGTGTTCAGCTAAATTTCTTAATGGTGAAGAACAAATTGCACACCTAGCTTCAAAAAACTGAGGATATTGTAAGTCCATCATTGAGTCATGAGGCAAAGGAATTATAGGGTCATCTGTCTCTTTTAAATCTTTAAAATACCTTAAAGCCTCTGCTGGAAGGTTTTCTTTTGCTGGAATTATTGCATTAACCACTGTGTTGTTTTCTTCTGCCATTTGTTAACCTTATAAAAGAAAACTAAACCCGTCGAAATCGACGGGTTTAGAAATAATTAGGTTGGAGAGATATTAGGAGTTCAAAGCTCTCTTGAGTCTTTCATATGGTGAAATAGAATTTACTGCAGAAACCATATATT